GTGTTGGCGATAATATTAAGATCCAAGCTTTATATTCTCCGATTTATAGCGTGCCTGGAATATCTAACGCAGATATCTATATCGCTACAACGCTAACAGCTTCTCCAGCACCAAGCTATCCAGGTGATTACGTGCAAACAAATATCACTATAAGCAGCCAGCAGGCTAGCTTGTGGAATATTAGCAGAATTGATGCGAGTTTAGTTTAATGGTTGATTGGGTTTATGAAAAAATAGCAGATCATACTAGCGAGGCGTTAGCTAGACTTACTTCACAGTATGATAATGCGACTAACTTAAAAGCTCTTTTGCAAGTAGATGCTGAAAGAGCGCAAGTTTTAGAAGAAGCAATCTATGGGCAGCTAACAAAACATTGGATTGCAGATGCACAAGGTCTTCAGCTAGACAAGCTCGGTGATATTTTAGGAGAAGCTAGACAAGGAAGAAACGATACAGACTACAGGGCTTCTTTAATTGTTAAAGCTATTTTTAATACAAGCAGCGGAACGCCAAATCAGATAATTGAATTTTTGCAAATTGCTACTGGAACGACTGATATATACCTTGTTGAAAGCCCGCCTGCTGGTTTAATTGCTTACATTGATGAAGATATAAACGATGCTCAGATAGCGCAGCTACTTACATTTTTACCAGCCGGTGTTGGGCC